TCAGCCTTCCATGACCAGCTTGAGGGTGAACCGCTCGCCCGCGCTGTCGGTGTTTGTGTACCAGAAGCCCGTGCCGCCATTAACGCGCCCAAGGAGGGTCGCATAGTGATACCCCTCCGCAAGGCTGCGGACATGGGAGAGAGCCATCGATTGCGACACGACGCCCGACATCGTGCCGAAGACATCTTGCGGGGCCGCGCCATCGACGCCCACGGAGGTGAACACGGTCGCGACCGAGGAATTGTAGGCCGAGCCGCTCGCCATGAACTGCACCGCATCGTCAGCCCAGCACAGGAAGCCGATCCTGATCTCGCTGTTGATCTCGACATAGGTCGCCGAGGCCGTGCTCCGGATGGTGGAGAATCGCGCGCTCGCGCCGATGGGCCTGCGGTTGAACCAGGAAATCACCAGCCGGTTCGCATCGCTGTCCTGCCAGGCGGGTCCGGCCACGGTCCGGGCCATGCCGACCAGCGCGCGCGTCGTGTCTCCCGCCTTGATGGCCGTGCCGTCAACATGGATGGCATAGGCGGTGCTGCTGGCTTCCAGCGCGGTGACGAGACCGGCGCCCGCCACGGCATAGATGTAATATGTGGTGTTGGAGGCAAGGCCCGTCACCGGCAGCGTGACGCCGCCGGCGGGCAGGGCGGCGAACGCGCCATTCACCGTGAGGCCATTGCCCCTGCAGGGCGCCAGCCGGAGTGCGCCGGCTGAAAACTCGAGGCGCACATTGCCGGCGGGGGCCGAACCGCCCGCGGCGAGGCCCGCAACGCCATTGGGGAAGCTCACCTGCCCGGTGCCGGCATTGACCTGCAGCGCATCGCGCCATGTCGCGCCATCGGCGGAAACCTTCACGCGGAAGCCGTCATCGCCCATCAGACCCATCTCGGCGCGACCGGAATAGCCGGACTGGAACAGCAGCGAGCCGGTCCGCGCGGCCGCCTCCTTCTCCACCGTAAGGCGCATGTCGCCCGACCCACCGGAAGCGATGCGCTGCGCCGTCATCAGCGCACCCTGCGCCCGGAGAGCCAGCCGGTTCACCGGGTCGCTGGCCGTGCCGACGCCAAGCGATGAAAGCTGGTCGATCATGCCGACGGCCTGGCCGAGCGCCACCCAGGCCGCGCCATTGTGAACAAGCGCCGCCCCTTCATCGGCGACATAGGCGAGCCAGCCGGCCTTTGGCGGCAGGAAGCGCCACAGGCCCCCGTCGAACAGCGCGATCTGCCCTGCCTTGCCCGCGAAGGCGCCTGTGGCGCCTGCGGGCACCAGATAGCGCGCGCCCTCGACGGGGCTGGCCGGTGGCGCGGCGGCGAGGCGCGAACTGACGGCAAGCTGCGCCAACGCATCCAGCAGCGCCAGCGCCTCATTGTGCGTGACGTGCTTCTGCGCCTGCGCTGCCGCCAGAAGCGGCAAGGCGAGGTTGGGTGTGTCGGTCATTTTCGGCTCCTGAAGGGGCGGCGCGCCGCCATTTTTCACCAGACGGGAATGGACCGGATGAGCGCCGCGCCCTCGCCTGCGACCATGCTGAGCTGGCTGATCCGCACGCCGAGCGCGGACTGCGGCGCGCCGAAATCGGCCAGTTCATCCGCCGCCGGATAGAGCAGCGAGGGTGCGTCGCTCTCGAAGACGCGCAGGATCGCCGCGCCGGAGAGGATCGTGATGCGCCAGGCCTCGCGATCCTCGGAGAGCGGCACCTCCACCGGCTCCCATGCGTCGCCGCCGCTGCGGGTCTGGCGAATCCATCCGATGCGCACGCCGCCAGCCTCACGGCGCGCCCTGGCATGCACCGGCATCCGCGGCCGCAAGGCATCGGCTCGGATGGCGACGCTCGTCTCCGCAACAGTCGGGTCGGCGGCATCGCGGTCGAAAGGGCCCACGCGGTAGCGGACTTCGCGTCCGGTCAGGGATATGTCGTTTGCGACAGGCACAAGCGTCTCATCCAGCAGGATGATCTGCGCGCCGGCGGGCACGGTGCGGGATGCCGCCGCCTCGGTGCCATCCAGCCCCCGCAGGAGGCCGGTGAGCCGCACGGTCCGCTGCCCGATGAGCTCCGCACCTGCCGCCGAGAATACTTCCCATTCGCCATCCCCGCCGCGCAGCCCGAAGCGGTTGCCCCCCGCCAGCGCCTCGAAATCGGTGATCGAAGCCGGCGGATCGCCCGAGAACGTGACCTCAAGCCGGTTCGCCCTGTCCCAGCGCCAGACCGGGCCCGGGGCAAGCGCGGTGAGCGTGCGCCCCGCGAGCGACGGGGCCAGCGCATCTCCAATGTGTCGGAACGGCGCGCCCTCCCCATCCGAACGGCTGATCGCGAAACCGCCCGGCCAGGGGTCGGCGAAGACCGCCAGAGCCTGCAGGACGGGCGGCGCGCCAAAAGGCGACGGCGCATCGAAGGCGACGACATGCGGTTTGCCCGGCAGCTTCGGCGCGGGCCTCGGCTTGCGGGGCGTTCGCGCCGCCGCCGCACGGTAGATGGCCGGCTCCACCAGCCGGGCTTCGATGCGCCGGGCGGCTCCGTCTTCGATGCCGGTGATCCGCATAAGCCGTCCGCCTGTGCCCACGGGCAGACGGATCACGTCGCCCGGCTCCAGCGCGACCAGACGCGGTGACAGGGAAAAGGAAGCCGTCTCGCGAGCGGCCCAGCTTTCCTGCAGGCGCATGTCGGCGAGGCGCTGCGCCTCCGCGCGGCGCGTGACGATGGCCGTGTCGATGCCGATCTCGCGCCGCGCTGCGCCCGAAAGCCGGCGCGAGGTTACCGCCGCCTGGCGGTACTCCCCCTCGCCATCGATGAAGCCGAGGCGCAGTTCGCGGGCGAGCTCTGTTTCCTGCGCGCGGATCAGCTTCCAGGGGCGCCCCTCCGCATCGGGCACGATGTCATCAAGGGTGATCTCGGCGGCGACCCGCCCGGCGCGCCCGATCATGGCGAACCCGTCGCCCATCACGGCGTCGACTCCGAAGGAACGCGCGAGCGGCTCGATCGCCTCGCGTGCCGACATCGGCCTGTCGAGCGCATAGCCATCGACGAAGCCGTCGACGCCCGCGAAAGTCGCCGGCGGCAGGCCATAATCGGCGAGGATGGCGGGGATGAGCCTGTCGAGCGGCGCGCCTTCGGCCCGGCCGGTGATCCAGTGTCCGCTCTCCCAGTTCGGCCCATCGGCCCAGACATCGGCAAGGTCCGGGAAGGCGGGAAAGGGGCGCGCATCCCAGGTCCAGACATAGATGCGGGCCGGGTCGATCATCCTGAGACCCGTGACAGGCGAGACCGGGTTCGCCTGCGGCAGGAAACCGGTGCGCGCGGGGTCAAGCCCTGTCAGCACCGCCTCCACCGCCCGCATCTGCACCAGATCATCGCGCGAACCTGTCGAGAAGGGTGGCGCGGCGCTCTCCGCCGATTTCGGATCTGGAAAGACATTTGGCCCGTTGGCGCTCTTGTCGACCGCCGGAAAGCCAAGCTCCGTCAGCCAGATCGGCTTCGAGCCGGGCAGCCACGCGGTCGCGCCGGTCTCGACGCCGCCGCTGCGCCCGACATGCGGGTTCAGCCACCAGTTCGGCAGATCCTTGGGGCGATAGATCCAGGGTTTGCCATAAGCCCCATCCGTGATCGGCACCCGCATCTGCCCGAGGCGGGCGGCGGCATCGGGGTAATGCCAGTCGAAGCCCTCGCCCGAGACCAGACCGTTGCGCAGATAGGCCAGTTCCGCCGGGCCGGAGGCGAAGGCCGCATCGGCATTGTCCGGTCCATCCCGCCAGTCCGTCAGCGGCGGGTACCAGTCGAGTCCCACCGCATCGATATTCGGCGAGGCCCAGAGCGGATCGAGCGGAAAGGAGACATCCTGCCCGCCATTGCGCACATCCGCGCCATATTCGGTCCAGTCGGCGGCATAGGTGATCTTCGTTGCAGGCCCCAGAATGGCGCGCACATCCGCCGCGAGCGCGACCAGCGCAGCCACCATGGGATAACTGCCGCTCGCTCCCCGCACCCGCGTCAGGCCGATCATCTCGGAGCCGATCACGAAGGCGTCGACCCCGCCCGCCGCCTCGGCGAGCCGCGCATAGTGGAGAATATGCCGGCGGAAGCTCCATTCGCCTGGCTTGGCGCAGAGCATCTGAAGCCCGTCCCAGCTGATCTCGCCGGGCGTGACCGTGCCGAAGAAAGCCGCGACCTGCGCCGCTGCCGCCGCCGTCCCGTCAACGGTGGTTGGCTGCCCCGCCGCCGGGTGGCAGGTCAAGCGCCCGCGCCAGGGATAGGGCGGCTGCTCCGCCCGCCCATGAGGATCAGGCAGGCCATTGCCCGCCGGCACATCCATCATGATGAAGGGATAGAGAGTCGGGGCGAGACCGCGTGCCCTGGCGCTCTGGATTGCCTCGATGATGGCGAGGTCGTTCGGCGTGCCGCCATAGGCCGGCGTGCCGGTGGAGGTCAGCGAGACCGGGGTCGCACTGGCGCGGGTCAGCCCTGCCACCTGCCATTCCACGCCCTCGACGTTCTTGATGCCGCGCTCGACGCGGGGTTCGATTCGGCATTGGCCGGCGCGAAGATCCGTGCCGAACCAGCTCGCCACGATCGAGACGCGGGCCACGGCCGGCAGCAACAGCTGCATCTGGTCGAGCGCGGCATACATGTCGTTGTGTGAATGGAGCTGGTGACGGTTCTCCTGCTTCGTCACGCCGTCGCCATAGCTCTGGATGCGCTGGGTCTGGTCGTAGCCAAACTCTGTCGCGCCGGGGATCAGGGTCACGGCGCGGATCATGTCAGTCGCGCCGCCACCCACGCGACGCACTACCTCAAAGCTGAACTGGGGGATGCGGTTGCCGTAATCTGCCAGCGGCAGCCGCTCGAAGACGACATAGGCTGTTCCGCGATAGGCGGGGCTTGCACCCTCCCTTGCGATGATCAGCGGGTCAGGCTGCTGGTTCTCCGCACCATTGTGGACGCGCATCGACAACGTGTTGAGATCGACCTCGCGCCCATCGGCCCAAACGCGGCGGACAAAGGTGATCGGCCCCTCGCAGATCGCGACGGCGAGATTGGCAAAATAGCGGTAGGATACCGTCACCGCCCTCGGGGCGGAAGTTTGTCCGCCGCCGCCGAGCGTCCGGCCGATGCCGCCCTTTCCGCCGCGCCGCCCGGCGCGCTCGACAGAAGTGGTGATCTCCTCCTCGAAGCGCGTCGCCCAGATCATCTGGCCGCCGAGACGCACCCGCCCGTAGACGCGCGGGATCGCCTCTCCCTCGGTGGAGGCGAGGCCACCCATCTCGCGCAGGCGCGGACCCTCGACATGGCGGGCGCCCTGGCCGGATCCGCTTCCGCCCATCAGGCTGGAGTCGATCATCGCACCGGCGATGCCGCCAAGCGCGCGGCCCGCCATCGCGCCGAACGGGCCACCTATCGCGCCGCCGATGGCGGAGCCGGCGGCCTGGAGAACAAGCGTCGCCATGGGTCAATCGCTCCTGATATCGGGAGGTGAGGTCAATGCGGGAAAGGCGAAGGCATGGCTCACGCGCCGTGCCCAGACACCCTCGAATGGTGTCTGCGCAACCGCCGCGCCCTCATAGGCATGAATGATCGCATCTGGCCCCACGAGGATGGCGCAATGCATGGCCGGCAGATGCGGCCTCCAGCGGAAGAGCAGCACATCGCCCGCCTGCGCCTCACCAAGGGCGAGCGGCTCCAGCGCCGCGCGGGCCGCGTCGAGCAGGCGCTCTTTCGGGCCTTGCGCTGCCCAGTTCACGGGATAGGACGGGAGAGGAAGCGGCTCTTCGCCCATCACCTCGCGCCAGACGCCGCGCAAAAGCCCAAGGCAATCGCAGCCCGCGCCTTTCAGCGAGGCCTGATGGCGATAGGGCGTGCCGAGCCAGCCGCCCGCCACCGCGACGATGCGGGCGCGGTGGGGATCCATGGCGCTCATCGCAGCAGGCTCCCGCCATCCATGCCGGCCTCGCCCTGCCGCGCGATGCGGACCAGCGCGTCATTTCCCGGCATCTGCGGGAAGCCGCGGAAATTCACGGCGTTGCCGAAACGGTCCCGGCAGGTGGCGAAGCTCTTGTCGCAACCGAAGGTGACGATGAAGGCGTCCCCGATGAGCATCGGCGAAGACGCTCCCTGCCAGAGCGAGAACTCGGCCTCGGCTGCGATAGCCCTGTGCAGCTTCACCTCGGTGGAGAAGCCGGCATTCCCTCCGCCGGTGAGGGTCAGCCGCCCGCCGGTGAACCAGCCATCGGGAACCACCGGCAGATCGACGCAGGTCAGGGTGAAGCGCCCGTCGGTCGCGCTGATGGTCCCGCCATGGGGCGCCAGAGCCATCCCGCAGCGGGCGTCGCCAAAATCGGCGCTGCACCCTGCGGTGAACAGCCTTCCGCGCTCCTCGTCGAAGCGATGTGCCTCACCGCGCAGTTCGGCCACGAACCCTGCGTCGCTGCGCCTGATCTCGCCAATGACCGCGCGGCCCGTCACGAGCGCCTGCGCGGGATCGTCCCAGTTCACGAGCCAGCTCACTGCCGTTGCCCCGTCATAGCGCCCGGCGGCGAGATCGGCCTCGGTCAGACCCGCCGAGCTCAAGGCTCCGCTGACATCGCCGCCGCCCACAGCAAAGCCCAGTTCGGCGCCAGCCTCCGCCGCATCCAGGCCGGTCGCGGCGCGGCACGACACGCCGGCGATGGTCAGATCCCGGTCATGGTCGGTGAAGCCCATCACCACGCCATCGGTGCGGGTCAGCACCCAGCAGCGGGCGAGCGTCGTCGCCTCCCCCGCCAGATGCGCGGCGAGGGCAGGTTGCAGCGTCTTCATGCGCGCTCCTCAGGGCAGGATTTCGATAAGGGGGATTTTCGGAATGTCGCCCGCGTCGAAGGCGGAGAGATCGACCTCGATCTCGTCGGTGTCGAAGCGCACCGGAACATCGAACTCGAAGCCCGCCGTCACGCTCGCGCCCACGGGCGGCACATGGCCAGGCAGGAAAGTTACGAGACCAGTGCTGGTGTCGCAGCTGAAGGACGTTCCTTCCACTTTCTCGACGCCGCCCACAGCGATGCGCACCGTGCCCGCCACTGGCTTGGTGATGGGCCTCAAATAAGGCGCATGCGTCGCGCCATAGCGCTTCACCAGCGGGAAGGCGCTGCGCGAGCCGTCGCCCGTGCCCAACACCTGATCAGCCGGGGCAGGCGCGCGGGACGGCGAAGAGGATCGGCAATCGAGCCTGTCTCGCCAGCGGAAGCCGGTCAGCTTTCCGCGCCTCTCCTCGAAGAACGCGATGACGCCTGCCAGTTCATCCAGCGTCTTCACGCCATAGCCGGCATCGTATCTCCGCAGGGAATGCGCCCAGCGCGAATTGCGGTGCTCACGGCCAGAGGCCAGCGTCACGACATCGGTCTTGCGCACCGGTCCTCCGCGTGCGCCACGCGCCACCGAGACCGGAAATCGCACCTCATGAAATGCGTCAGCCATCATCTGTCTCCTCTGGAATGCCGGCAGGGCTCTGATCGGGATAGGCCTGCATCAGCGCCGAGAGGCCGGCACCATCCATGGCCCGCGAAGGGGCGCTCCCGCTTCGTCCCGCGATGGCGAGCGCGACCTCGCGCGGGGTCGCACCCCAGGCGGCCTGAGGCGGCCAGCCGAGCACGCCGAGCAGGAAACCCATCGTCTCTTCCCATGGAAAGGGGCGGGGATCGTTCGCGGATGGCCGGCTCATGTGAGCCGGGACGGGGTTTGCGCTTCGTCATCCGCTCCCTCGACGCCGAAGGCGTGGCTGAGCAGCGCGATGGCGATCCTTGCGGCCGCCGCCGCTCCGCCCTCGATCTCGAGTGCCGCCACTTCCTGATCGGTGATGGTCTCGCCGGCCCCGCGCAGCCCCGCGCCCAGCACGCGGATGAAGTCGCGCGCGGAAAGCCGCCCCTGCCCGAAGCGCTCGCCAAGGGCCATGATGTCATCCACCGCGAAGGCTTCCTCAAGCTCCGCCAGCGCGCCGAGCGTCAGCACCAGGCGCCGTGTCCTGCCGCCGATCAGCGCCTCGATCTCGCCCCGTCTCGCATTCGCCATGATATGCCTCACGCCGGCTGGAAGGTGAGCAGGCCGGCGGAATCGAGCGACATCTCGAAGGTGAGCTCGCCATCATGCTCGCCGCGATACTCCAGCGTCGAGACCTGGAACGGCCCCTCGATCAGCCCGAAGCCGGGCACGATCACCTGCCAGTTGCGGATCGCGCCATCGAAGACGATCTCGCGCACGGCGGCGTCAGAGGCCTCGTCGCGGAACACGCCGGAGCCGGTGATGGAGGCGCGGCGCACCCCCGCCCCGGCCAGCAATTCGCGCCAGCGTCCGGCGGATTCGGCGTGTGTGACATCCACGGCCTCCGCGTTGAAAGAGAGCTGCCGGGTGCGCAATCCGGCGACGGTGACGAAAACGCCCGCCAAATTGGCGAGCTTGAGCAAGAGATCCTTGCCTTTCTGGGCGGGCATCGGGGTCAACTCCTTGTTGGAAATCCGGGGGTCAATTGGTTTCGGTGAGTGCGATGAAGCTCATCGTCAGTTTCGGCGCGCGGGTCTGGACGTCACGCCCGGCAACACTGGCGCTCCAGAACATGAAGACGAGGCGGTGCCCCGTCAGAGTCAGCGGCGCGTCATGCAGCAGCGCCTCTATCCGGGCGGCGACGGCGAGGTTGCGCGCGCTTGCCGCGCCCTCTCCTGCCCAGAGCGCGAGATCGATCTCATGGCGGGTCATGCGCCGCTCGGGCACAGAGGCGTCGTCGGCCTGCCAGCGTTCGAAGGTGACATGCGGGCCTTCCTGCCCGCGCGGGGCCTCGTCATGGATGCGCGGACCACCCAGCAGCGCGAGGAGCGCCGCATCGCCGATGAGCCTTGCATGCACGGCCTTCCTCAGTTGCAGCACCGCATCGCTCATGGATGTATCCTCCCGCATCCGGTCATGACGTGATCTCCTCGCAGATGCAGATGAGGCGGCGGCCCGCCCCGTCGGGATCGGCGGCGGCGCGGATGTCGAATCGCCGATCACTCCCGCCTTGTCGGGCCATTCGCAGGCGCATCCCGGCGTCGATGCCCGCCCGCCATCGCATCGTCACGCGCCAACGCCCCACCTGTTCGGGGCCACCCTCGCGCCAGCGTTCCTCGCCGCCCAGCCATTCGAGCCCGGCCCAGACCGTGACGAGCGGCTGCCAGGTGGTTTCGGCGCCACCCGCGCCGTCCGGGGTTCCCACCGGCCTCTCGATGGCCACCCGCTGGCGCAGCCGGGCTAGCTGGAGCCGTACCTCGCGGATATCGTCCGCCATGGCGCGCCTCACAGCCGCACCCGCCGCCAGGGGGCGGTCAGTGCGGTGACCTCGCCCGGCATCACCGCGACGCGCTCGCCGGTCGCATCGCCCCGGTTTTCGAACCAGTGCGCGCCCAGCTTCAGCACCGCGAGGCGCAGTTGCGGCGGCACATCCGCTCGCGTCACGCCATGGCCGACCCTCACCTCGATCTCGATGCCGTTCACGTTCCGGCCCGGCAAGGGCAACGCCCCGATGGCGAGGATGGCCGGCGGCCTCGCGCCCGCATCAATGGCGAGCGCGGAAAGCTCAACCTCCTGCGCATTTCCCTGTGCGTCCAGCACGCGCGCGCCGATGATGGAGTCGAGCGGTTCGAGCGGCAGGCGCAGCCGGCCCATCACCGGCCAGGCATTGAGCGACAGCCGCCATGTCTGGTGGATGAGCATCTGGCCGCTCGCCGCCTCGACCATGTGGCGCGCGGCGCGGATCAGGCTTTCAAGAAGCTCGTCCTCATCCTCGCTGTCGAGCCTCAGATAATCCCGCGCCTCGTCGAGCGTCACGGGCTCGATTGCGGGCGGGGCGAGAAGTTGCGGCGTCAT